AATGGGAGCAGTTGCAGGTGGTGTGATGGGTGGACTCTATTCATATGTTTATACAGTTGTTGCATATTGGTGGAATCTATTTGCTACATTTGCCGAATTCTTTGCTAATGTCTTTAATGACCCTGCGGCAGCTATTGCTCATTTGATGTTTGACCTATTCGACAATGTGCTTTCTACAGTCGAAACCGTGGCCAGTGCGATTGACGCATTGTTACATACAGACTATTCTGGCGCAGTCGCTGGGTTTAGAAATCAATTGAGTGATTGGGTAGATGATACCTTCGGAGAAAATTCGATCCAGATTAAGAGGATGGCAGCGCTGGATGTAGGTGCAACCATAAAAGGTGGTGCTGATATTGGTGCGGACCTGGGTAAGAAGATGGATAACATGAATTTTAATTTGGAGGATATTACAAACAAAATGGGCGGTTTAGGAGGCGCAGGAGGACTTGGAAACATAGGAAATGTCGGAAAAGTTGGAAGTGTTGGAAAAATTGACCAAGATGTGAATATAGCAGACGAGAGCATAAAGCTGCTTCGTGACCTATCTGAGCGTCAATATGTGGCACTTGTAAATCTTACGGTACCACAGACAAACGCTACCATCCATCAGACGGTAACTGGTGGAGGCGGATCCGATATAGATGCAATGATGCAGGCCCTTAAAAATGAACTGGACCAGCAGAATGCCTCTCACGGAAATCTGGCACTGGGTTAAGCCATTGCGATATCGCAACAGGAGGAAGCATGAGAAACAGGTATAAATTTTATGCAGATATTGGGGGAGATACCATTGAATTCCCGGTCAACCCAAAAGAATATACTATCTCTTATCCAACCGACCATAAGACATACAACGTATTGGATATTGGCGAAATCATTGTTCCCAGGATGCCATCACTTATGGAGGTATCCTGGGAATCGTACTTTCCTGGTGACATAAACGACCCATTAATAATGGGGCATGATTGGATGGACCCTTCCGAATATGTGGAGCTGATAACAGAATCCCGCGACAATAAGGAGATGTGTGATTTAGTGATAAGCCGCTGGGATGCTTCCGGTGGGAAAATGTTTGATACGAATATCAGCGCGTTAATATCAGACTTCAAGGCCACGGAAAAGGGCGGGGAAACTGGAGACGTATATTACAAAATCGCATTTAAAGAGTATCGGGATTATGGCCCAATCAAAATTGCCTTACCCCAGCCAGAAGTGCAGGAGCCGGCCACTGTGAATCCCCAGGAGCCAGAACGACCAGTTACAACCCCTGAAATGAGAGTTGGGGCCGCTGTTATTGCGAATGGGACTTATTTCAGCAGTAGCTATGGAGATAAGCCAACTGGGACGGCGAACAACTTGCAGACCACAGTATCGAGGATTATTCCGGACGCATCCCGTCCGTACCCAATTCTAATAGGCGGGAGCCGCGGATGGATTAAGGCAGACCAGCTGCAGGTGATAGGATGATATATAAGTTTTTGGTATTTAATCCAACTTCCAATACACTTTATGATTACGCACCTATTGTCCAGGAGGTATCTTATACTACGAATCGTATAGGGAGCGCTGGAAAGCTTGAATTTTCCTATATCCAAGACCAGCCTATTAATATGGAGGAAGGGGTAAGGGTGGAGTTTTATGTGGACGGAAAGGGTATTTTTCTTGGTTATGTATTTGCGATAAAACAATCCCGCAATGGGGAAATATCAGTTACGGCCTACGACCAGATCCGGTATCTTAAATCCAAGGCAAGTTACAGTTTTGCCGGAAAAAAATCGGGGGATATCATCCGGCAGATTGCTATGGATATGCAGCTCCAGGTTGGAGTATTGGAGGATACAGGCTATACGATTCCGGTTTATACAAAAGAGGATAAAGAGCGTCTCGACATCATTGACTATAGTCTTATGATTACCCAAAACAATACAGGTAAGACGTTCGTATTTTATGATGATTTTGGGAAGCTATGCCTGAGAGAAGCAAAAAACTTAATGTCCAATGTGATGATTGGAAACCGTAGCATAGTGACTGATTATACCTTCAAGTCGGATATTGATTCGGATACATATAACCGGGTGAAGCTGGTACGCCCTAATAAAGATACAGGACAGGCCGATACTTACATTTTCCAGGATTCCGATAATATAAAAAAGTGGGGTATTCTGGAACTGTATGAGAAGGTCGATGAAAACCTTAATGAAGCCCAGATAAATCAGCAGGGAAATATCATGATGGCTTATTATGACCGCGCGCTTAAAAGTATATCAGTTAGTGGTGCGCCTGGGGTTATTGGTCTTAAGGCTGGAGCTATGACTATGTTCAAAATAGCCGATGTCCCAGAACTTAAAAACGGGTATTTTTTGCTCCTGGATAAGGTCAAACATAAATTCCGTAACGATGATCATACCATGGATGTCGATGCCAAAATATTGACTATATAGCAGGGAGGTTTGATATGTCGGAAATTATAGATTCGCTTAGGAGGGCAGTCGAAACCACAGTGGAGGCTATGGATTTGCTGGATTTGGGGTATGCCACAGTCGAGAGTATATCCCCACTGTCTCTATCCATAAAAAAGACAAATCTTAAAGTAACTGAACCGGTAGCCGTAATGAGTGATAATGTCCGGTACCGGTCAGTCAACGTACAAGGGCAGAGGGTAGTTATCAATCCAGGATTATCTGTTGGTGATAAAGTGATTTTTTTAAAGGCCAATGCCGGGCAGAACTATGTTGTAATATCGAAAGTGTAGGTGATATTTATGGGAGCATTACCAGATTCCGCCAATTTCAACATTTATGAAGCCAAAAATACAGAATATCCATCAGAAACATTTTTGGTTAATAAAAGCACTGGTAGGATTGAAAAAATCGGTGGAGGCATGGAGGCCATGGAGCAGGCCATTGATATCATACTGAGTGTGGAACGCTATCGGTATCAAATATTCACGTCTAATTTTGGAAACGAGTTATATAAGCTTATTGGGAAACCTCGCGAATACGTGATTAGCATGACTAAGAGGCGCATTCATGAGGCGTTTTCTATTGATAAGAGAATTATATCCACTAATAATTTTACCTTTGATGAAGATAAAAACGGCACAATTATTAAGTGCGCGTTTGACGTGAAAACTGTATTTGGGACAACAAGGAAGGAGGTGGAAATTTGATTGACTTTAGCAAGAAAACTTATGCAGCAATTCTGGAGGAGCAGAAAGCAAGGGTATCGGATAAGATTGATAAAAGAGAAGGCTCACTGATTTTAACCGCATTAAGCCCTGCCAGCTGGTACATGGAAGGTATGTATCTGGATTTGGATAGAGTACAAAAAAACGCGCGTGCGGAGACAGCAGGTGGAAATGATTTAGATATGATTGTGGCAGAACGCGGAATACAGCGGAAAGGGGCTATCCATGCTGTAAAAAAGGGGATTTTTAATATAATGATTCCAATTGGTTCCCGCTTTTCTGCTCTGGCCGGAAATGAATATATTACATATATTGCCGAGGAATACATTGGGGCCGTAGAAGAGGGATATTCATATTGTATGCGTTGTGAGTTGGCGGGAGAGATTGGAAACAGCTATTCTGGCCAGCTCATTGCTGTGGATTATGTAATTGGGCTTACCAGTGCCAGTCTGACAGATGTTATTGTATACGGGACCGAAGAAGAGCAGGATGATTTTCTGCGCGATAGATATTTTGCAACGTTTGAAGTGGCAGCATTTGGAGGTAATATCGCAGCCTATCGGAATGCTGTTCTTGAAATTGAAGGTGTGGGTGCAGTCCAGGTTTATCCGGCCTGGAAAGGCGGGGGAACAGTGCTATGTAGTATATTAAATGAAAATCTGGAGCCAGCAACAACAGAGCTGGTCAAAAAAGTGCAGGATATTATCTGTCCCTCAGAAGAGGGTGAAATGGAACCGTCAGCAAATGGATATGGGATGGCCCCCATAGGGGCTGTAGCAACAATCTGTACAGGCCAGGCATTAACATTAAACGTATCTCTTAGGGTGACATTTGCATCCAATATTGTGGATGGTGTCGCCACATACAAGAACCAAATAGAAAGCAAGATTGATGGATATTTGAGCTCTGTTCGGTCCGAGTGGGGTAAAGCAATCAAGGGACAGAAAATCCAATATTTAGTAACAGTATATGTTTCCCGTATTATATATGAGATTCTTACAATTAGTGAAATTGTTAATGTAACTGATGTTTTAATAAACGGAGCAGAGCAGGATGTGTCCTGTATCGAAACCAAGGACCTTCAGCAGGTTCCGGTGATGGGAACGGTGACGATCAATGGAAGTTGATTTAAAAAATTTATTACCTGAATGGTTTAAGAGTGTATTAGACTTTCATGAGCTTATGGATACAGAATCAATCGAGCTTGAAAAGCTTGAAAATGATCTACGATTGGTATGGAATAATCTTCACATTCAGACAGCAGATGAAGATACAATTTCTGTTTTTGAGAAACGCTTCGGAATTGTGTATCATTATGGAGAAACCTTGGATTACCGTAGGGCCAGAGTCATGCAAAAGTATAACACAATTGTACCGTTCACAATCGGTTTTTTAAAAAGCCGATTGGCTGAGTTATATAGTGATTCTGGATATACACTATCAGTCAATCCGAGTACATGTACAATAACTATTTCTGTTACATCTGACAGATATGGAGCCATTGACTTACTATATGATTTGATTTGGGACATCCTGCCGGCCCATATAAAAATTATTTCCAATCAGCAGGTCACTAATTACATGACAGGAGATATTTATGCATCCTCATTTTTATGTACAGCAAAGATACAGACAATTTAAGGAGGAACCATGGGACAGTATAAAAAATCTACGCTAACCGCAGCTGGAGAAAGATTGGTGGCGCAGGCCATTGGTGGAGAGATAAAGTTAAACATTACAAAGGTAAAGACATCTAATCATCAATATCCGGACGGAACTAATTTTAAATCCTTAGTAGATATGGACGGAATTGTACAAACAATGGTCGGGCCCAAAACTGCGGTTTACAATGATACATTAATACAAACAAGGGCATTATTTAGTAACGAAGAAGTGAAAGAGACATATTATATACATAATATTGGTCTATATGCCATGGATGGAAGTGAAGAGGTCTTATTTAGCATATCCTCTGCCACGACACCGGATGAAATGCCAAAATATGATGGTGTGGCACCAACAACCTGTATTTATAATATCCAAAACACGATATCGGAAACAAGCTCCGTATCATTGACTATTAATCCGGCAGGATATGCGTCAATTGCGGATATAATGGAATTGGATGAAAAAAAGGTTGATAAAACAGGTGATATTTCCGAAACAACAATAAACGCATTAGATGAACCGGCCACGGATGTTCAGTTTCCGGTTCCGGTAGCCGGCGAAAGTACAAAGACATTTCTGGGTAAGGTTAAGAAATTCTTTGAGGACACAAAGAATTGGATGACCGGTGTCTGTTTGATTGGACAGATAGTGAATAACTGTGTGACCAACAATGCTAAATTGCCGCTGTCGGCTGCTCAGGGCAAGGTACTGATGGACCTTTATACTGTGCTCAATACTAATTTAACAGGGCTTAATGCTAGATTTCATTTTGACAGAGTAGCCATAATGCAACCGTTTTTTGATGATGCGGAAAAATCATTCGGTTTTCGTCTGTATTACGATGTTTCAATGACTGCTGGTTATGCAATACATTTCTATTTCAATGGCGAGAAACGTATCGCATTAAGATTTTTAGACACTGACGGCAGATGGAAAAACACATGGACTGGATTATTACAATAGCTATACTTATTTCACGGACCACTGCGTCCATCCTCCATTAATACTCACATATGCCCTTATAAAGACCTTTGATTCACCGACTGCCAGGGCCAGTTGTACACCATAATCAGTACCGATTGTAAGACCGATTGCTAATCCATTTCCATATCCAGTTATGCCCTGGACATATGGGCTATGCGCTGTACTTGTCCCCCAGGTGCCAAATGTAATTGTATTCGTGATGTCGGTCAAAAAATCTAGGTCAGATATTAGACGTGATAAATTTCCCTTATCGTATTTATTAGTATTGAACACACTACGGAAAATGTATAAAACTGAATTTTGCCTGAATAATCATACTAATGGGCGCAATACTAAGAATGATAATTATGGTAAGATACTCTGGACGGGAAGCAGCTTTTTTACCACCCCAGAGGATGTCCCGGATTGTAGCAATTACAGAGTATTGATATTCCATAATAGCATCGGCGCCCATTCGGTATGGCGTGATTCAATCTTGACTTTCACGTATTTGGCTAATAGCGCCCTTTACATAGATACCTTCTCAGTAATCCGGAATGGCAATACGATCCGGCTTACGAATAATACAAGATACTGTGCTGGCACAATCTCAACATCTGACATTCCGATAACTAAAATTATTGGGATTATCTAATGGATATCAGAAGTTAGCGCTTAATCCAGTCTTGTCCAACCTGGGAGCGCACAGACAGCGGTACCATCTACCAGTATATAAATATAGTAATTTCCGTAAGAGTCCGTACCCCATTTTACACTAACAGTATTACTATCGTATTTTCCACCCATATCAGTCTGCTCACGAAATATGGTTGCTTTTTTATCTATCTTAGTATAACACACACTAAATACGAAAATTCAAGGCCCGAAAGGGTCTTTTTATATACATAAAAATACATAAATCAAAGAAAGAAGGTATTATCCATGGAAAAAATTAGAATTGGAAAGGAAAAACGACGGTATGAAATCAGCAGTATCCGGCCAGAATCGGCCAACGTCCTGGAAATCGTCTTTACCGACGCAATCCCGGCCATATGGGGGGATATCACCATTTACACCGAGGATGGCACGGAGGCAACCACCCTGACTGGATACGAGACGGTGTACAAGCAGGATGGACAAACGGTGGAGCTGTCCAATGACGGCAGTGTTTACACACCTCCGGCCCCTCCAGAGCCAGCGGAACCACCGGAACCTTACGTCCCCACGCTGGAAGAAGTGCGCGCCGGTAAGAAGGCCGAAGTATCCGCGGCCTGTGAGCAGATTATCTATGCCGGAATTAATGTCACACTGTCTGATGGGACCACAGAACATTACAGCCTGACGGAGCACGACCAGCTGAATTTATTTGGCAAGCTGAGTCAGATAAGTGTCGGTGCAGCACGGTTGGAGTACCACGCCGATGGGCAGTCATGTCGGTATTACACGGCAGTAGACATGCAGGCTATCATACAGGCGGCCATGTGGCATGTGTCCTATCATACCACGTACTGTAATGCTCTTAACATGTGGATTGCCGGTTGCCAGAGCACAGAGGAGGTCCAGGAAATATTTTATGGTGCGGACGTGCCAAAACAGTACAGGACTGAGGTCCTTAATGCGTATCTTACCCAGATAGCAGCCGAGATGGTGGTGGATAATGGTACGCCGACGAGTTAATAAGTATGCCACACTGTGGAGCATGGGAGGACTGCTGTACATAGCCTTAGAGTTACTGTGGCGCGGGTATAGTCATTGGACAATGTTTATACTGGGCGGCCTGTGTTTTATCGGTCTGGGCCTGATTAACGAGGTACTCCCCTGGGATATGCCACTATGGCAGCAGATACTTCTGGGGGCTGCCCTGATTACATTGTTGGAGTTTCTGACCGGTTGTGTGGTCAACCTGTGGTTGGGCTGGGGCATATGGGATTACAGTAATATGTGGGGTAATATTCTGGGACAGATATGCCCGCAGTATTTTGTGCTATGGATACCGGTAAGTTTGGTTGGAATTGCACTGGATGATTGTCTTAGATACAAAAAATGGGGGGAAGAACGGCCACATTACAATATAGGATTTACGCGAAAATCACTGCGAATAGTGTGGCTACCAATATAAAATAGAGGTGAGGTAAATGAAAATGAAATTTTTAGACAAATGTAATACTGTTTATGGAGCAGTTGTAACAATTCTTGTAACTATCCTGGGGCCGTACTGGTACATATTTGCGGGGTACCTGCTCTGCAATGTTCTGGACTGGCTGACCGGCTGGTATAAGGCCAGGAAGCTGGGACGGGAATCAAGTAAGACGGGGCTTAAAGGGATACTGAAAAAGCTGGGCTACTGGGTGATTATCCTGGTGGCTTTTTTGATGCCGAAATTATTCATCAGTCTGGGGCATGACGTCCTGAAAATCAATCTGGATTTTCTGCTTTTGCTGGGGTGGTTCACGTTGGCCTGCCTGCTGGTGAACGAAATTCGCAGTATTCTGGAGAATCTGGTGGAATGCGGTTACGATGTGCCGGCCTTTTTAATCAAAGGACTGGCAGTAACGGAGAAACTGATAAATACAGAAACAGAAAACGTCAAATAGAAGGGAGACAAGACCATGGCAAAATTAACGGGAAAACATGCGGCAAAGATTCCGGGGAATGGAGGATATCTGGCAGAGGGACCGGACCTTCAGGAAAAACAGCCTACTCCATACCTGTATGATGGACCGACAGACACACCCCATCCTGGCAAGCACCAGAGCGGTGTGGGCGGCCCTGGAGACCGCAATAATAACGGTATAGATGACAAAGAGGAGTAGGTTGCGATATCGCAACAAAATATATGTGGTCCTGGGATGTCCCAGGACCTTTTGAATGGAGGTATAATATGACCGCATTAACAAGGAGACAGGCCGTAATCGACAAATATGCAGAGATTATAGGCCGCAATATATACAGCCAGTCGTTGAGGGACTACTGCTATAAAGCATATAAAGATGGAAATTATTACAGCGATTGCAGCAGTTCTATTTGTTATGCCTACAAAGAGGCAGGACAGGGATTTGGTATTACCAATACCGCAGGAATGTACAACTCCCCTAAACTGACCACTGTGGATGCAGGCATAGCCCAGGGAATCCCTGATATTTCCCGGATTCGGCCTGGGGACATGCTGCTTTTTGCCGGAACGGATGCAAGCCGGCCGAAACGGATTGGCCATGTTGAGATGTACTGTGGTAATGGTATTATCTGTGGCCACGGTTCCGGCAGGCCATCGTATAAGGACTTGACCGCATACTGCAGGA